TGCGTGAACTCAAGGAGTTGATGATTCGGTCTGGGGGCAAGGATGTGGCTGAGAAGGTCATACAGATTGCGCTCAATGATGACCACCCTGGTCAGATGGCTGCGTTGAAGATGTGTTTGGACCGGACTCTTCCTGTGAGCATGTTTGAGAAGGACAAGCAGCAGCGCAATGCCATTACGATCAACATCACTGGTTTGGGTGTTGAGCCGACCATAATCGAGGATATAACTGATGTCTGATTTGAACTTCTCCCTCTTACCTTGGCAGCAGAGTGTCTATACGGACAAGACTCGGTTTAAGGTGATTGCTGCTGGTCGGCGGTGTGGGAAGTCCAGACTGGCGGCTACTACTCTCATTATTGAGGCATTACGTTGTCCAGCAGGGTCTGCGGTTTTGTACGTCTCCCCTACGATGGGGCAGAGTCGTCAGATTATTTGGGACTTGCTGTTGGACTTGGGCCGTGAGGTGATCCAGTCCAGCCATGTGAACAACCTAGACATAACGATGGTCAACGGGGCGCGTATCTACGTTCGTGGCGCTGACAGACCCGATACCCTTCGTGGTGTGTCTCTGACGTATGCGGTGCTGGACGAGGTGGCGGACATTAAGCCCGAGGCTTGGGAGCAGGTTATTCGGGCCTCTCTGTCAGACAGGAAGGGCCGGGCCATGTTCATTGGGACACCCAAGGGCCGCAATTGGTTCTATGACCTGTGGAACCTGGGGCAAGAAGACAAGGATGCTGACTGGAAGAGTTGGCACTTCACCACTGCGGACAACCCTTTGATTGACCCAACTGAGATTGAGTCGGCTAAGAAGACTCTCTCCAGCTTTTCCTTTAAGCAGGAATACATGGCGTCCTTCAGTAATGCTGGGTCTGACATCTTCAAAGAGGAGTGGATCAAGTACGGGGAGGAGCCTGACTACGGGTCTTATTTTGTGGCGGTGGACTTGGCTGGCTTTGAGGAGGTTGCCAAACAAGCAGCCAACTCCAAGAAGCGCCTAGACGAGTCGGCGATTGCTGTGGTCAAGGTCACTGATGACGGGAAGTGGTTTGTCAAAGAGATTGAACATGGTAGGTGGGACATCAGGGAGACTTCTGCCAAGATTCTGATGAAGATGCGAGATTACCGTCCTCTGTCCGTGGGGATTGAGAGGGGGGCGTTGAAGAACGCTGTTTTGCCGTATTTGTCGGATTTGATGCGTAAGAACAATGTGTATTCGCACATCATTGATTTAACGCATGGGAACCGAAAGAAGGCTGATAGAATCATTTGGTCGTTGCAGGGTCGGTTTGAGCATGGCAGAATCATCCTTAACAGAGAAGAGGACTGGTCTGCGTTCGTTGACCAGACGATCATGTTCCCTGCACAAGGTGTGCATGACGATTTAGTTGATGCGCTGTCCTACATTGACCAGCTTGCGGTGACAACGTATTTTGAAGAAGACGACGACGATAATTCTTGGGAGCCGCTTGATGTTATCTCTGGTGTCTGAGCAAACGAAACAATGCCCAAAGTGCAAGGAAGAGAAGTTGTTTTCCGCTTTTGGCAAAGACAAGTCTAAAAACACAGGATTGTCTTCACATTGCCTAGACTGCGTACTCAAGACAAGAAAAGCCAGCTACGCCAAAAACCCAGGCAGCGAAAAGCAAAAACTAAAAGCGTACTACCAAAATAACAAAGAACAATTTCGCGCATACAGCTTAAAAGCCTTGTACGGCATTAGTGCTGGCGCATACAAGGAAATGTTGGCGCAGCAAAACAACGCTTGCAAAATCTGTAAAACACATACAAGCAACTTAAAACGAAAATTGTTTGTTGACCATTGCCATGAAACAGGCAAAGTAAGGGGTTTGCTATGCCAGCACTGCAATACAATGCTTGGCAACGCCAAAGACAATGTGCTTGTCTTGCAGACTGCAATAAATTACCTATCAGGCAAGACTTGACTAGGACGCTTAAGGGGATTTAGTCATGGAAAAAAACGAGTACGAACAGCCAACACAGTCAGACAAAGACCTAACTGACTTCGTTGTTGGTCACTGTGACCGCTGGCGCGACTACCGCAACACCAACTTCATGACCTCGTACCTTGAATACGAGCGCATTTTCCGCGGTGAGTGGTCGTCTGAAGACAAAACCCGCGAATCTGAGCGTTCACGTATAGTGACTCCAGCCACCCAACAGGCTGTTGAGACGCGACACGCTGAAATCATGGAGGCAATCTTTGGTCAAGGCGAGTTTTTCGACATCAAAGACGACCTGAAGGACGTAAACGGCAACCCGTTGGACGTTGAACTGATCAAAGCCCAGATGATGGAGGACTTCAAGGTCGATAAGATCAGGAAATCCATCGACCAGATTGAATTGATGGCTGAGATTTACGGCACTGGCATTGGCGAGATCATTGTCAAGACAGAAAAGATCTTTGAGCCAGCTACACAGGCCATTCCTGGTCAACCAAACCAAGCCGCCATCGGTGTGGTCGAGAAAAACCGCATCGCAGTCAAGATTGTCCCTGTCAACCCCAAGAATTTCTTGTTTGACCCCAACGGTACGTCAATTGATGACTGTATGGGCGTGGCAGTAGAGAAGTATGTGGGCATCCACAAGGTCGTTGAGGGTATGGAAAGTGGTATCTACCGTAAGGTGGACATCGGAACTGCCTCTGAAGACACAGATTTGGAGCCAACCCAAGAGGTTACCCAGTACCAAGACGAAAAAGTCTTGTTGTTGACCTACTACGGGTTAGTACCTAGAGCCATGTTAGAGGGTGATGACGCTGATGTTGTTGACCTCTTCCCTGAAGACTCTTTGGCTGATGACTATTCCAACATGGTTGAGGCCATTGTTGTCATTGCCAACGATGGAGTTCTCCTGAAGGCAGAGGCCAACCCTTACATGATGAAAGACCGTCCAATCATCTCTTACCAAGATGACACTGTGCCCAACCGTTTGTTGGGTCGTGGGACGGTGGAGAAGTCTTACAACATGCAAAAGGCCATTGATGCTCAGGTGCGTAGCCACTTGGACTCTCTGGCGCTTACAACCAGCCCAATGATGGGCTTGGACGCTACCCGTCTGCCTCGGGGTGCTAAGTTTGAAGTTAAGCCTGGTAAGGCTTTCTTGGTCAACGGCAACCCTGCTGAGATTCTTTATCCCTTCAAGTTTGGTGAGACAAGTCTTAACAACCTGTCCACAGCCAAAGAGTTTGAGCGTATGTTGCTTCAGGCAACTGGGACGATGGACTCGCAGGGCATGGTCAGTCAGGGCAACCGAGACGGTGCTGGCATGAGCATGGCGGTGGCGACCATCATCAAGAAATACAAACGTACCTTGGTGAACTTCCAAGAGGACTTCTTGATTCCGTTCATCCAGAAGGCGGCTTTTCGATTCATGCAGTTTGACCCAGAGCGTTATCCGAGTGTGGATATGCGATTCATCCCTACGGCGACTTTGGGCATCATTGCTCGGGAGTATGAGCAACAGCAGTTCATTGGTCTGTTGCAGACACTTGGCCCGAACACCCCAGTCTTGCCTCTCATCCTGAAGGGCATCTTGAACAACAGTTCCTTGACCAACCGCTTTGAGTTGATGGCGGCTTTGGATCAGATGAGCGCACCCAATCCTGAAGCACAGCAGATGCAGCAAGTTCAGCAACAATTGGCCTTGCAAGCAGCACAAGCCCAGATTGCAGTGCAGACGACTCAGGCAGAACAGAACCGTGCAGAGGCCACCAAGCTGATGACCGAGGTGCAGTTGATGCCCCAAGAGGTTCAGGCTAAGGTGCTGGCTTCTGCTACAAAGAACCTTCCCGCTGGTGGCGAGTCGGATGAGTTTGACAAGCGAGTGAAGATTGCTGAGTTGATGCTTAAAGAGGCCGACATCAAGAACAAGTCCAAGATTGTGGAACTTCAGATGGCTGACAAGCAAAACAGGGTGTCAGGCATGGAAGATGACTTCCTCACCCAGCTAACTCAGGAGTTGAGCAATGGACGTTGAAAGCCTTGCCAAGCAGCTAATCCTCAAGGGGATGACCGAGGAGCAGCAATCTGCTGTTCTTGAGTCCATCAAAAGCACGATGTTGCAAGCCAGGGCTGTGCAGAAACAGCGTGTTGGCGAGAACGTACAAGTTGTTGTCCAAGCCTTGAAGAAACTGGAAGCCGACATCAAAGCCCGATACGATGAGACGGGCAAGGCCATTGAGAAGCGAGTTGCCTCTATCAAGGATGGCAAAGACGGTCAGAACGGCATCAACGGTAAAGATGGCAGGGATGGTCGCCCAGGTCGTGATGGTGCAACGGGGCCAAGGGGCAACGATGGTATGCCAGGGCGCAACGGTATTGATGGGGTGGATGGTGTATCGGTCACCAACGCCTTTATCGACTTTGATGGCAGCCTGATCATCAATCTGTCCAATGGGCAAGATTTGAACGTGGGCGAGGTAGTGGCCCCCGACTTGGCTGAAAAGATCAAAGTGATCACCAATGGTGGTGGCACTAGCCAACAGGTCTTGGATACCCTGATAAGCCTCCAGACCCAGATTAACAACTTGATTCCTAGCCAAACGGGTAACGCAGGTAAGTACCTGACAACCAATGGATCTGTGTTGTCGTGGGGTGATGTGGCAGGTGGTTTGGAGTACCAAGGCACTTGGGATGCATCAACAAACACCCCCACACTAGCGTCTGGTACAGGAACCAGTGGCTACTACTATGTGGTTTCAACGGCTGGCTCGACAGACCTAGACGGGATCACTGATTGGAAAATTGGTGATTGGCTAATTTTCAACGGCACTTCTTGGCAGAAGATTGACCAAAGTTGGGCGATTGCAGGTGTCAACGACAACATCACATCGATGACGGGGTTGACGGGCGGCATTTCTTCGCCCGACTTTATCCAATTTGATACTGCCGCAACAGTCACAAATGCTGTTGGTCGGTTGTATTGGGATGCTACTCAAGAGACTATGACTGTTGGCTTGACTGCTGACATTGCCGCTGACATTGGTCAGACTCTGTAT